GTATACCATTTAAAATTATTTGCTTCAGCCCATTCAGCGTGAGTTCTTTTCGTACCATCTTTTCTTTTCTTAGCAGCAGGCATCGGAGCGTATGGTTTTTGAAATAAAAATATAAGTTCCATTGTATTAGGTAATGACTTCCTAATCCACAGGTACTTACTGTACTCAGCGTGATCCCAAAACCTACCCTTTGCTTCTATAATAATTTTATCTTTTTCAAAGTCAGGTTCGTAAGTATGTTCTATTACATAAGGTACTTTGTTAGTGTGATGACTCCAGTTATTTAATATACCTTTGTGCAATTCGTACTCCCACTTACTATCATATCCTTTCGGTACGTTCTTTTCTCTTGGTCTAACTTTTCTAGGTTTTCTTTTAGCCATCAGATAACCCAATGACCAGTACTAGATTTTACATTCTGTTCGTTTAGTAACTCGTATAAAGTTGCATCAGGGTTACGTTTTAATTTTTTATAAAACCAACGTAAAGAATAAGCACTTAATAAAAACTTACGATTAGCATAGATGTGTGTTTCAGCAGGCATAAACTCGTGTATGTTTCCTGTATGTATCTTAGTAAGATCTTCTCCTTCAGGAACAACAGAACGTAACCATTCCACTAACAGTTCTTTACTACGTTTTCTTAGTGCTTTTGCTTTTCTTCCGTTCATTTAGTAACTTCCAATACTCTAGGTTCTTTTACTACTCTAGTTAAATAAGAATATCTATCTGCATATTTGAACACTCGTAATCCTTTGCCTTCGTTAGCATCTGCATGACATTCAAACTTATGTCTACACCAAGTACATCCTTTACCTATCTTCATGTTACCTGCTGCTCCATCTGGTACAGGATTATAACATAAATCAGGAGGAGTGTCTACCTTTATAAGTTTTTTAACTGTTTTTATTTTGTTTTTTATGTCAGGTTTATCGAAAGAATCAGGTCTATATAATGCTATTTCACCTGACTCTTTGTTCATGGCTAAGAAACCACCCTTGTTTGTACCCATAGCAGCCTCGTAGCCTGCCAACTGAGGGAGATAACCGAATATATCATCTTCGGCTAGGGTTTTATTATAAAACTTCTTAAACGCGAAACTAGAGGCTGTCTTAATATCCACTACTTCACCATCAATAACGCAGTCCATGTGTCCTTTAATACCAGATACAGAAACTTCTTTTTGTTCATCGGTAACTTTGTGTCCTGCTATCTTAACTAATAACAAAAGTACCTCTTCAAGTAGATGTCCGTATAGAAATTTAATAAAGACAGAAGGTTTAATTCTTTCAGTTGTCTTACTTTCTGAACGCATATCATACCATAACTGACGCATAGGTTTACCAATGTTAGACATACGTAACGTACCACTATCTCTTGGTCTAGGGTTAGCCCAATGAGAAAGAACTTCTTTCATTGACTCACCGAAAGCATCAATAGTTTTATCGTCTATGTTTAGTGACTCACCATCTGATAGTACAGATAGCTTGTCGTATATATCTTCTACTAACGTATCTAGTTTTTTCATATTGACTGTATGATTTCTTTAGCTTCTGATATAGAAACTTTAAACCATTCTCCATTGTTATCTTTACAAATATTTTTTATTTTCTTATGTGCTTGTTGTTCAGCACTTCGTCTATCGTCAAAGTATTTCTTAAACCTTAATTTATAATCTCTAAAAGGACTAGAGGTTTGATACTGTTTACATCTATCCTCTGCATCAATAGCCATACCAACTTTAATCCAACCTTTCCAACAAGGATTAGTTATAACATATACATAACCTTCACTAGATTTTTCATAGCCAGATAAAGATGAGAAAGCTGCACCTTCAAAAGTCTTATATCTTCCTGCTTTATATAATGGATGTTTTTGAGAAACATATTTACCATTAACATACATTCTTTTTAAGTTTGTTTTGCTGCTCCACTCTTTGTGTAATTTTAAATGACACTTTTTACAATTATAATTACTTGTTTTATATGCGTAATCGGTAAAATTAGTTCCTAATACTAGTTCAACACCACAAAACTTACAATCTTTATTAATGTGTTTCACTCCAGTTCCCTCCATATTGATATTCACCATCTAAAGGACAGTTCATATTAAAAACTTGTCCTGCTTCTATAATAGATCTAACACCCATCGCACCTATTAATCCTGCTGTTTCTTTAGGTACTTCCATCTGCCACTCATCATGGATGTTAGCAACAAACTTATACTTTAGGTTTGCTTCACGTAAATGCTTGTCAAATATAACAAGTGCTTGCTTCATAACTATCGCACCTGCTCCTTGTAATAAAGTATTTAAAGCTGAGTGTGCGTTGCGTATAAATAATTTTCTACCGTCTAATCCTTTGACAAAGCCTCTTGCTGCTGCTCTCGTAACTCTATCTCTAAGAGTTTTAAATGATGGTTTATTATCAAAGAACAGTTGTCTAGACTTTCTACCAGTTGATTTATTTCCACCAACCACGCTTCCAAGCTTTTCATCTCCTGCTCCGTACATAAGCGCATAGATGAATGTCTTTGCCTGATCTCTTGATTTAAGTCCTGCAAGCTTTTGATTAGCGGTATGTATGTCTCCGTTAAGTATTTCATTTGTAAACTCCTCGTCTTTCATATAGTGAGATAACATTCTTAGTTCTAAACCTGACGCATCAATACCTAGTAAGACATTGCCTTCGTCTACTGTCCAACACGCACGACACTCCTTGCCATAAGGCTGACGTAAGCTAGGAATCTGCGCTGTGTTTGGACTACGATGTGTCATGCGACCTGTGATAGCACCGTTAGGTATAACAAAGCCGTGTATTCTACCATCTTCTTCAACTGCTTTCACCCACGAATCAACCTGTGCTATACGTTTCTGTAACAAAAGAAACTCTGCAATGAGACTAGCTTCGTGTATGTGTGTAACTTCTGATAAAGTTTTTTCATCTACAATAGGCTGACCAGTAGGTGTAAATCTTTCTGGCTTCCAACCAAAGTCAATCAAGTATTCTCCAATCTGTTTACGACTGCCAAGATTAAAGTCAACTAACTTCTTACGCATGAAAGGCTCTGTGTTACCAAACCACAAACAGTTATCATATTCTTCGTCAGTCAATCCACGTTTAGATAGATCACCATCTTTCTTTATATAAGGCGTGACTAATTTATCATCTACCCATTTAGGTTTAAAAGTATTATGTACTTCATCTTCAATCTTTTGTTTCCTCTCTCTTAAACTAGCTAATAATATTTCAGCAGAGTAACTATCAAACTTAAATCCGTTCTCTTCTTGCTCCTTCACCAGTCTTGCAACAGCATGTTCCAACCTAATACACTCTGTAGAAAATCCTTTAACTTCAAACTTCAAGTTCCTGAATACCATAGTATTTAGTTGGACATCTCTTACACAATACTTCATCATCTCTGGTGAATAGTTTAAGTAATCTTCAAAGTTCATCTTAGGATATTTTAATTTATATCCCCACGCTTCTAAACTGTGACCACCTTCTCGTACAGGATTAAGTAATCTTGATAGTACCAAAGTGTCTAAGAGTTTTTTATCTGATAAGTCAACTCCGACAAGTTTCTTAATAACAGGAATATCAAAACCAATAATGTTATGTCCAATTAATCTATCAGCAGTAGCTAGGAAAGCACACCCTTCATCAATCTGGTCAGGATTAAACTTAAATATCTCACCCGACTCGGCATCTTGACACACAATACAATGTATCTTAGTTGCTTTTAGGTCATCTGTTTCTATATCAAATACTAAATCCATATTAAAATCCTTCGCTGTTGTCCGTTATTTCTATATCATCATTAGATATTTCTTGTAGTCTTCCAGTTTCGTTATCATAAAGTAAGTGTGAAGCTAACCCAACATCGCCTGTGTATCTCGACTTCAAAACTCTAACCTTTGTTGTCTGTGACTCTTGATAATCATCTGACTGTTGGTTACGTTCCAAAGCTAAGACACAATCAGATAACTGTGCAATACTTTGACTACCTCTAAGGTGAGATAGGTTTACTTCTATTCCATTCTCATGTCCTTTGTTACCATCAACTCTACGCAAGTGTGAAACAAGTATCAATCCTACTCCTGTTTCTTCTACAATAGAACGTAGTCTGGTCATAATAGAATCAATAGTTCTTCTCTCGTCACCCTCTGTTGAAGCACTAACAAGCATGTGCAAGTGATCTACCACTACCCACTTACAACCACAACCTATAATCATAAACCTTATCTTAGAAAAGATTTCATCTAGGTCGTTAGCTCCAAAGTGGGCATGAACCCACACACGATTCTTGTTCTCTCCATCATAGAGTATGTCAAAGAACGTATCTAGTTCTTCTTTAGAATATCTTTCTCGTATCTGGTCTATGTATAATCTTGCATTAGCTTCAATAGATAATACACCATCAATAGTTCTGCGCCAATCTTCTTCAAGCGCAATGATACCTACGTTATCTTTTGTTTCTTTGATTAGCCAATGCTCTATCTCTCTTGTAACACTAGACTTGCCAAGACCTGTACCACCTGTCAAAGTAACAAGCTCTCCTTGTCGCATACCATACAGTTTCTTATTAAGACCTTCGTATGGATAAGGAACGCTGTCTTTCTTTTCTCTGTTGTGGAACTTATCTCTCTGTTCAGACACGTTGATAACCCCTGATGGAGTGTAAGTCTTAGCAGACCACCACGCTTCTGTAAATTCTTTGTGTTTGTTCTGGCGCAGCATATCATTTGGATCTTTACAACCAGTAGGCAACGTCATAATCCTTGCCTT